GAAGGAAAGCGGGTCTAATGGCGCCGCTGGAGATTGTTAAGACGATCTCCAGTGGCCTTGAATCCGTCTCTGAAAGAGTTGCGATAATGTAGCATCACGGTTCATACTAATAGAGTTACCGACGAAATCGGTTAGGATGCCCCCGAAAGGGCCCTATTCTGTGGTCCAATCTGAACGATGGCTGAAAAACCATCTTGGAGATCTTTTTACGGAAGTATTGCCTAGAACGAAAGTTCGATCCAGACTATACTAGACGTGAGTCTAGGAACCTGGTTAAGGTTCACAAGACCGTAAAGCCTCCTTTATTCAGAAAGGCGCCGACAGAATTCTACTATGTCATATGAAAAATAGAGTTCAACGTCAACTAATTTACCGCGTCATGTGAAATGACGAAGTTTTATCAGCTAACATTGCTCCATTGTCCGTGACGAGACACCTGTCAATATGACAGTTCTCACACGATTCGTGGAGAGGCGCAAGCCTCCAAGGAAGAAGCGAGGGAGTCAAAAATACAATGTTGACTCTTAGCACCTTGATTGGAAGGAATACGGATGCCATTAGAGGTCTGATCCATAGAAATATGGGTCGGGGACTCATTGGATGGCTTATTAAAGCATCCCGTGGAGTCCTCTTCCACTGTAAGCCTAGTACTGTCAGGCAAATTGGCCACTTCTGTTCCCGGCTGAGATTCCTTATGAGAACTCAGGGAGAAAAGGGTGCAGTCCTGCACCTGAAATCTTGCCAAGTGCTCTTACAGCAATCTATTGCTGGTTATAAGGTTGCCGACTTAACCGAGCTTAAACGCCGGGTAAGTCGGACAAAAGCTGGAATGCCGAGAATAATACCGGCTGGAGTCCGGAAGAGAATCCGTGAGGGTGACGTTCAAAGTGTCAAACTTTGAATGACCCTGTTGGGGATGTATCGTATCCTAGAGTTTCGGGGAAAGTTGAGTTTCTCAACTATCACCGATCCTGGGGTGGATATATCGGATGCCTATCTCGAACGCTGGGAAGCGTTCTTGAAAAACATCTTTTTCCCGACTCTCCAAAAAGTATTTACTCCCGGTTCAAAAGTTGAGCTGCCTCAACCCACCCCGTTCCCTATATTGAAGTCTGGTCCTCAAACAGTTGAAGATCAGGTTATGGGGACATCGACTGTGTCGACGTCCTTCTATAGCCTGGTCCGATCTGCTAAAATGTGGCAGATCAATCCTGGTTTAAAAGCATCTCTTAAGGAGCTGCTCCAGCTTTGATCTGACCACAATTTAGGAGGTACCTTTCCTCCAATTATGGAACGGATTGGATGGGCCGCCTCAAACAACTGGCATTACTATAAATCCAAACCTATGGATTTTAGTGATGCGGTTCAGAAAGGCGCTGCGCAAGGACTAGCTAAACTCGGTTTCAAGGAGGAAGCCGCGGGTAAGGTTCGGGTGTTTGCTATGGTTGATCCATTTACTCAATGGGTTATGAGGCCCATCCATTTGGCCATCTTCACGATTCTTCGTGCGATACCTATGGATGGTACTTTTAACCAAACTCGACCGGTTGACCGACTTAGGCACCTCGATCCTAAAGATCGTTGGTTCTACTCGATTGACCTTTCTGCTGCCACGGATAGATTACCAATTAAACTCCAAGTCCCAGTGATGGAACGAGTGTTTAGTTGGGTAGAGTTTCCTAATTCAAAAAGAGCCGCTCAACTATGAGCGGAGCTTCTTGTTAATAGGGTCTACAAAATCAATTATCCGAGAGCGGCAGATAGAGGGTTTGATCTTCCAGATGGAGAGCTTCCCGATGGGGTGACCTATTCAGTTGGTCAACCTATGGGGGCTCTCTCATCATGAGCAATGTTAGCCTTAACACACCATGCGATAGTGCATTGAGCAGCTCATCGGGCAAAAGACAAATATCCTAAAGCTAATATACCGATCGCCTTCCGAGACTATGCAGTCTTAGGAGACGATATCGCTATATTGAATAAGTTCGTTGCAAGGGAGTATCTCCTGATCCTTAAGGAAATTGGAGTGAAAGCTGGATTAGCAAAGTCAATTGTTAGTCATGGTCAATTTTACGTCGAGTTCGCAAAGAAATTCTTTGTGCCCTCGGGTAGAGCTGATATGCTTCCCTTAAAAGAAGTCATAGCTACATTAAGTAGCACATTACTGACTTGCGAGTTTGTAAAACAGCATTCACTTCCGTTGGGATCAATCCTCACAATCCTTGGGTACGGTTATAAGTCGAAGACTAGAGCATATACTGCTCAGTTTAGACATCTTAATCGTCGCCTTCGGACTCTGTTGATTTGATTCCGGTCCCCGAAAGGGGCATTTCCATTAACAGTCTCGGAGTGAATCCGTTCTTCAGGATTCAACTCCAAATGAGATGTTGATGATGATCACGAAGCGTGGCAGTATATCTGAGAGGCCCTCATGGTGGAGGTTCAAGTTTTAATGAACCGCTACTATGATGCGGCCGAGAAGTTCCGAAAGGCAGCCTCCTCTGCTGGGGCGCTACGCCCCTCTGAGGAGATACCCAAAGGAACTCCAATTTCTCGACATCCTCCGTATCTTACGGAGAAGCTGGTACGAGATGACACAATTAACCAATTTGTGACAGAACCG